GTCAGACAGTCTCAGATGGCTTTGCCGCGCTAGAAAGCATGCCCGAGTGGTATCAGTACACATTGGGCGTGATCGTAGCTGCCTCGTTTGGTGTGCGGTCTGCTACTAAGTTTTTCGGAGGAAAGAAATGAGCGAAGCAATGAAAACGCTGCAAGCAAAGTGTGGGGCAACGCCAGACGGCGCATTCGGCCCCAACACTGCCAAAGCGATTATGAAGCACTATGACTTTAGCCCGCTACGCGCAGCTCACATCCTTGGGCAGTGTTCGCACGAAAGCGCAGGGTTTAAGCGCACTAAAGAAAGTCTTTATTACAGTACGCCAGAGCGTATCCAAGCTGTCTGGCCTTCTCGCTTTCCGACTGTTGAGGATGCTGTGCCATACGCAAAGAATACAGCAAAGCTGGCAGGCAAGGTCTATGCAGGTCGTATGGGCAACGAAACAGAGGAAGAGGCTGCAAAGTTTTTAGGACGTGGGTTCATTCAGCTCACTGGTCATAACAACTATAAGTCGTTTGCCACAGACATGCGCCTTCCAGAAGTGCTGCAAGACCCATCACTGGTTGAGAACGACTACGCATTTGAAAGCGCAATTTGGTTCTTTGACAAAAACAATCTGTGGAAGATTGCAGACAAGGGAACAGATGTTGGAGTGATTGAGGATTTGACCAAGAGGATCAATGGCGGCAATCACGGTCTGTATGATCGGATCGAGCAGACGCAGAAGATTTACGGCTGGCTGTCTTAATCAATATCCATTGCGTCTGATCCTCGTTGGATCATGTCGGCATGCATATTTGAGCAGATGTTCAATAAAGCAATGTAGGCACGAACAAGTGCCTCTTGCTCTTTGTCGCCTCTCATCCAACGATCTTGCGGCAAGCCACGCTCTGCTCGTTCAACAATCTTGGCTGCGATTGTAAAATACTCTGGGATGTCACTCATCTTTTTCGCCCTCTCTTTCAGTCCAATGATAAATGCGATGGCAGTTGGAGCAAAGCGGAATGCATTTTTCGGCCTCTTCATATGCTTTCTTAATGCTCCCTCGCTGTAACAATTCACTAACCTTCTTATCGCCTGATGCGTCTGGGTGGTGGAAGTCTATAACTGCTGGGTGCTGTATTCCACAAAAAAAGCAGGCCAAGCCTGCTTTGTATTCTTGAAACTTATCGCGCTGTTCTTTCTTTCGCTTTTTCGTGCGCTCAAGAGTTTTCTCACGGTTCCGCTGATACCATTCAGCGCCGTACTCTTTCGCATGTTGTGCGCGCTTATCCTTGTCCTTGTAGGGCAAGGGCGGCTCCTCTTGTGTTGACTAATTAAGAGCATACCACAAAAGTCACTGGTTAGGGCGTAGCTTGGGCCGTATAGACTGCGACAATTTGTCAGTCTTAATGCACCACATATTAACGTCACCGTCTGCGTACATGTATTCCGACATGTCCTCATTGTCGCGGATCATAACCTGGCAAGCCTCATAGCTGGGCAGCAGTATATACGACTGTATATCCATGCCCCTCACTGCGTATTCAATATAGAATGCTGTAAAAAATTCCATTCTAAAAACTCATCACTATTTGACTTTCTGCAATTATGTCGTCGCACTCATATCTCTGCGACTTTCCTTTTGGATATGGGTAAATTTCATATTTTAAGTGTTTTCTTAATTTTTTGTCACCAAAATAAATATAACGATGTTTTGGCTCTGGGTGCTTTACAGGAATATTGTTTTCCTTTGCATACACCGATGGTGCGGTAATCCCACGATTAGTCAACACTTTTGCATGAACCCATTGCCCATCTATCCAATATTCTTTGTCGTGCGATTTTGCCGCGCCACAGTATAAAAAGTTAGTAGCTTGATATATGTAACCAACGTGTCCCATCGCACCATCTGCATAACTGACAACAGCCCAATCTTTTAATTTGCGCAGACTGCGCCCCACAAGAAACGAAGCAGCGTTTTTAGGTGCGCGTTCATTAATACATAATCGGTTTAACTCAATAACCTTTGTCCGATATTCTTCACCTAAAAAACCCCTGCCGACTTGCGGCGATGGCGGCATACCATAGGTTACAACGCCTTCAAGTTTCCCTTCTATAAATAGCCCAAAACTAAACATGCGTTGACATTTTCTTTTAGCATAGTGCTTTTCTAGGAGCCAAATGTCCGTTTCCTTGTTGTCAATTTTTTTGATTTCCATCTTGTCCTCACTTACTGTTTTGGTAAAAGTTTATGGTGGGCTGCGGCAGCGTATCTACATATGTATACACGCTGGCAGGCTCTGCTATTCCCGACACTCCGCAGCCCGCACGATCAGTTCCTAACCTTTTGGTGAAACACCAAGTCAGTCATTGGGCGCGGCAGCTTAAACCGCTCAACAGTCGCTGACACCTGAACTTCATTAAGCTGCAACACATCCATAATCTGCTCGGCAGTCAGGCCGTAGTTCAGCATCTTGTTGATCTGAATGCCACGCGGCGTACACTTCACCTTATTTTTGAGCGTCTTGTTTGCTCGGGCGATTGCAAGCTCTTGGCTGATCTTGCTGCGCTGCATCAAGTTTCCAGTGTTGCTCGTATTGATTTGGCGCTCTTGCTTTAGCGCCTTTAGTTTCATCATCATTGCTATTTCATCTTGCGTTGGGTCACGCTCAAATGCCTTTCTAAAGTTGTCTAGGCTTATGTCTACGTTATCCATGTTAATGCTGTTGCGTCTATTCACACTAACTGTGTTCACCATTAGATCGGCGCTCCTGTCACGTCTGCTCGTTCTCTTTTCATCGTATCAACGATATGCTCTGCGGATGCTTGTATTGCATCAATATGCACTGCTGAAGCTGTTGGGTTTACTCTTGCGGCTTTGCAGTGCTTTACGATTTGCTCCAAATACTTTGCGATTTGGTTGTCTGTCATTACCAAACTCCTAATACGACACCAATGATCCAACCTATTACAGCGACACCTGTGCCGCAAATTATAACGTAATCTTGCCAATCAGTTTTCATTTTCTAGCTCCTCAATTTTCTTTTCATGCTCTGCGATACGATCTTTCGCGTTGAATATAGTCAGATCAAACGCAGCAAGATCGGCGCTGATGCAGCTTGATCTAACGCCGCTGTTCTGTGTGCGCATACGATCTTGTGCTGCGCGTTGTTTGTTTATGAACGCTTGTTCAGTTGCGATTTGAAATTGTAGTTCTTCTTTTGTCATGTCCATTTCCTTTCTGATGCATCATTGCTAGCAAACTTAAATCAGAATTGCTAGCAAAAAATTAACTATTGCAATAAAAAGTTGCTAGCACTATTACTAGGTAGAAGCTAGCAACACTGGGGAAACCATGAAAGAACAAAAAGAACAGTGGAACCATCGGATCAAGGTCGAGTTGGCTGATGGTATGCGTGAAGTTCAGCGCAAGAGAAACGAAGAAAGCACAATGCGTGAGCTGACAGAGGAAGCCATTGCATTGTTCTGTAAGATCAACGGCGTGAAAGTTAAGGAAGCTGCATGACTGTCATCGTAGGCATAGACCCTGGCTTTTCAGGAGCAGTCGCATTTCTCTGGCCCAACATGAAGCTAGAGATACACGACATGCCTGTGCTAAAGAACGCTAAGGGCAAGACTGAGCTTAATCTGCACATACTGCACGAGCTGCTCACGCCTGAAGGTGACGAGCCGCACATGGCATTCATTGAGCAAGTGGCAGCAATGCGCGGTCAAGGCGTTTCGTCTATGTTTCGTTTCGGTGAGACATACGGCGCAACGCAGATGGCAGTCGCGGCTCACAAAATCCCAATACAGTACGTCACGCCTGCAAAGTGGAAAGGTCACTTCAGACTAAACCGCGACAAAGGTGTGTCACGCGGTCTGGCAACGCAGCGCTTTCCAGACTGCGCAAAGATGTTCGAGCGCGTCAAAGACGACGGCAGAGCAGAGGCAGCGCTGATTGCGCTATATGGAAAGGAAATGAGTAATGGCTAACATTCCAAAGGCAAGAGAAATCCTAACAGAAGCACTTGAGTTCAATATGGACGACAGAGTGCGGCAGCGGATCGAAGCAGCAATGCAAGAGATGTATCGCGATTATAGTCTAGGACGCAAAGCACCTAAGCAATCTGCGCCAGTAACTGAAGGCGTCAAGCGTTCAATCAAGATGTACGCAAGCAGCCACCCACAAATGACGCAACAAGACATTGCAACGATCTTTAACGTCAACGCGGGCCGTGTGTCTGAAATCCTGACAGGAAAGCGCAAATGAACGGTTTTGAAAAGCACAGCATCAAGCACCTGTCAGCCTCATCCATTAACCTCTGGACGAACGCACCTGACGTTTGGGTCGCGCAGTATCTATTCGGCCTACGCACGCCAATGGGAGCGGCTGCTATGAGAGGCATTTGCACTGAGGATGCTGTGGTAGCCCATCTGACAGGCAAAAGCGACTGTGAGGCGGCTCTCAAGGCCGCTCTGGACAAGTTTGACAAGACCTTTCCCATTGCAGACGAA